CAAGGAGGTATTCGTAATGCAAGTGCTACTGTTTTTTATCCTATTTGGCATCATCAGTTTGATGATCTTATTGTCCTTAAGAACAACCAAGGAACAGAAGAAACCCGAGTCCGTCATATGGATTATGGGGTTGTGCTGTCAGCTTTCTTCTGGAGACGATTCAAGAACAAAGAAAACATAACGTTCTTTGACCCCAATGAAGTGCCAGACTTATATGAAGCATTTTACAAGAACACAACTCGCTTTGAAGAACTATATGTTGCCTATGAAAAGAGAAAAGACCTACGCAAGAAAACCATGTCAGCTGAAGAAGTATTCAAAGGCGGTATTCTCAAAGAACGCACTGACACAGGACGTATCTATTTGGTATTCATAGACAACGTGATGAATCAAGGTCCTTTTGATCCTGAGTATCATACCATTTACCAGAGTAACCTTTGCTGTGAAATTCTCCTTCCTACAAAACCTTTCAAACGACTGGACGATGATCAAGGTCGCATCGCGCTGTGTACACTTGGGTCCATTAACTGGGGAGCATTCCGTAATCCAGAGGACATGCGCCGGGCTTGTAGGATTCTGCAGAGGAGTCTGTGTAATATCCTTGACTATCAGGACTTCCTCTCAATTCAAAGCAAGTTATCCAACGACGAGATCCAGCCGCTCGGTATCGGTGTTACGAATCTTGCTTACTGGCACGCCAAGCGCGGATTTAATTATGGCGAGAAAGATGCCTTAGCTGAAGTCAAATCCTGGATGGAACATCAAGCTTACTATCTCACAGAATCCACAGTTGAGCTGGCCAAGGAACGTGGACGTTGCAAAGATAGTGATCGCACATTCTATGGCCAGGGTATATTTCCTTGGGAGCGCAGAGCACAAGGTGTTAACGAGTTAGCTGACTTTACACCTGAACTAAACTGGGAAGGTCTACGTGCTCAAATGCGTGGACATGGTGTTCGCAACGCCACGCTGATGGCTATTGCCCCAGTAGAGTCCAGCTCAGTGGTTATTAACTCAACCAACGGTATTGAAATGCCCATGAGCTTGATTTCAGTAAAAGAATCTAAAGCAGGCAGTCTTACACAAGTTGTGCCCGAGTATCACAAGTTGAAAAATCGATATCAACAGATGTGGGCACAAAAGGACTGCGACGGATACTTGAAAACAGCGGCTGTGTTAGCAGCCTACATTGATCAGTCAATCAGCACTAACACATTCTACAATCCTGCACACTTCCCAGATCGTAAGGTTCCCACAACCCTGATTGCCAAGAACTTGATGCAGGCACACTACTGGGGATTGAAAACGTTCTACTACAGTTTGATCAACAAAGCAGGTTCAAAACAAAAAGCAGAAGACGCACCGTTGGAAGAGATTGACTTTGATGATCAAGAAGACTGTGAGAGCTGCAAGCTATGAACAGCATCGAACGTATATGGGCTCGAGCAACCGGACACCTAATGGGCAAATCAGATCACGATCGCCCAGATGTTCCTATATTAACTCTTCGAGAAGCCCGAATAGCCTTGTTCTTAAAGACTTTTTGGGTTATAATACATGTGGTTACATGTTTTTTTATCATAGCAAATACTATTAGACATTGGTAATGGATTTTTTAAACCACATTGACTGGACGAATCACGATGGAGTTAACCTCGGAATGATCAACGATTTTCTTCGCAATCAATTCTATGACCGTGTACTCAGTAGATATGTCAAAGACCAAGATTGTACTGACATTGGCTTTGGCACAGGACTACTATCAATCATGGCCTTGAAACATGGTGCTCGTCACATACGTGCATTCGAAAGTGATGTAAATCGCTACCACTTGGGCTGTGAGATTATAAAACGGCTGGGCCTTCAAGATCGAATTGAACTGGTAAACAAACGTTACACCAGGGACATTGAATCTACTCCTGTTACGTTTACTGAAACAGTAAACGGAAATCTTTGGTGGGAAGGTTTATGGAACAGTCTGCCTTCAGATAACTCGCGTGTGTTTCTTCCGAGCACATACTTTTTAGAACTGTGGGCAATACCAATTCCTGAACGCTTTGCTCAAGGACTATGCAGACCTTGTTCAGAGCCACGAGGATTCAATCCAGCAGTGGACATTGATCAAAAATTCATTCACGTTGTTAATACCATGCGCGGAAACATAATGAATGTGACAGAAGTTAACTTAACTCCTGGCATCGTTACCTTCCCGCGCCAGCAGGAAACCGATTGGGGATGGATTCCGTACATGCGAGCTGTCAAAGCTGGTCAAGTAGTGGCTAGCTATCATGCGCAACATTGGCATCCTGAACAACGTCACTTTGAACTGACAGTTTCTACTCAGTCATGGAAAGATCAATGTGTGTTGATTGTGCCAAGAATGGGGATGAAACAAGACAATGACACATTGTACCTTGATGATGGGCACTGGGGACCAGGCGAAGATCCTATAATTTTAGTTCGCCCGGACCGAGACCTTGTTGTACAGCACAACATTAGAAGTGGGCAGATTAGTTACACACTGAAAGATTAACATGAGCAAAGCACAATACAACTTAAAAACAAAAACAGATTATCTCAACCGCAAGATGTTCTTGGATCCTGCAGGCCCTGTGACCATTCAACGGTTTGAAGAAGTCAAGTACAACAAACTACAAAAGTTTGAACAAGAAGCACGTGGTTTCTTTTGGGTGCCTGAAGAGATTTCACTAACCAAAGACAGCCAAGACTTTAAAGATGCGTCAGACACAGTCAAGCACATCTTTACATCAAACCTGTTGCGTCAAACCGCGCTGGACAGTTTGCAAGGTCGCGGTCCTACACAGGTGTTTACTCCTGTGTGCTCAATCCCTGAACTTGAAAGCCTGATGTACAACTGGGGATTCTTTGAGACCAACATTCACTCACGTAGCTACAGCCACATCATTCGCAACATCTACAACGTGCCCAAGGACATGTTTAATACAATCCACGACACCAAAGAGATCATTGATATGGCTTCTAGTGTGGGCAAGTACTATGATGACTTGCATCAAATGAATTGCAAGAAAGAACTAGGATTTGATTTAGTTTCTGATGATGCTCATATTAAATCAATCTGGTTGGCACTAAATGCCAGCTACGCACTTGAAGCATTCCGCTTTATGGTTAGCTTTGCTACTTCATTGGCCATGGTAGAAAACAAAATCTTTATTGGCAACGGCAACATCATTCAGTTGATCCTGCAAGACGAAATCCTGCACAAGGACTGGACTGCATTCTTGATCAATCAAGTTGTGAAAGAAGATCCACGCTTTGCCGCCGCCAAAGTGGAATGCGAAGCAGAAGTGTATCAGTTATACATGGATGTTATTCGTGAAGAAAAAGAGTGGGCAGACTATTTGTTCAAACATGGTCCTGTGATTGGACTCAATGCCAACATCTTGAGAGACTTTGTGGACTACACTGCCAAGAACGCCTTGCACGAAATTGGTATCAAGTATCAGGAACCTGCACCCAAGAGCACACCTATTCCTTGGTTCAACAAACACGTTGACACCAGCAAGAAACAAACTGCACTGCAAGAGAACGAAAGCACTAATTATGTTATTGGTGTAATGAGCGACAGCATTGACTACGAGGAACTACCTGAACTATGATCGACGACAATTGGTTTGCCCAGGGTGGATTTGAAACCTACAAACATCCCACACCTATCAAGTACGAAACAGCTACAGACAATGGCACTGTGGACACACTAGAAGGTCCTGTGAATTACACAGTGGGACACAAGATTATCACTGGTCCCAAAGGCGAGCGGTACCCGGTGAGCCCTATTAAGTTTAACGCCTACTATGATGACAATGGTGATGGCACAGCTACGCCAAAGAAAATTATGAAGGTTGCTAAGTTGGCTGACCATGACGGTGTTGTTCGAGCAAGTTGGGGTAACTTAGAATACACCAAAGGCAATGACTACATTGTCAAGCACGGACCTGGCGATTATGGTGTTGTCAAAACAGACATCTTTGCCAAGACCTATGATAAATCAAATGAAGGAAAATAATATGCAAGCTATTGTATGGAGCAAATATCACTGTCCCTATTGCGATCAAGCCAAGGCACTGCTAAAACAAAAAGGCATTGCTTTTGAAGAACGCAAGATTGGTGACGGATACACAAAAGAAGAATTGCTAGAAGCAATCCCCACAGCAAGAACCGTACCACAGATCATCCTTGACGGAGAACTGATTGGCGGATTTACAGAACTCAAAGCAAAACTAACAGAAAGCGTCTAATGACACAACTAGCACTAACAACGGATAAAGTATACACATTTAAAATGAACTCTGGCGAAGAAATAGTTGCCAAGGTAAAAATGTCAGGAGGAGATTGGATCATCCTTGAAGAGCCAGTAAGCATTGCACCTGGGCCACAGGGAATGGGATTGATCCCTAGTTTGTTTACCGCTGATCCCAGTGCCGAAATCAAGCTAAATACTGGCAGTATAGCTTTGTGTGCCCCGACTGATGATTCTGTGCGCATGAAATACCTTGAAGCCACCACTGGGATCAAGGTTCCAGACAAAAAACTAATCCTAGGATAACATGCCCGCAGTGCAACGTGTAGGTGATGCAAATGATGCCGGAGCCGCTATTACAAGCGGCTTTAGTTCTGTGCGAGTCAATAACAAAGCAATCAGCGTGAATGGATCCAAGGTAGCCGACCACGCCAAGGCCAAGCAGTACGATCACAAAAGTATCACCACAGCCAATGGCGTTGGCAGCGTTCGTGCCGGCAACAAACCTGTCAATGTCACTGGCAATGCCGATAGCTGCAAAGATCATAAAAGAGTAGGCGGCAGTGACAACGTGAGGATAGGATAACATGGCCACAGGGTTGTATACTCCGTTGCAGTTGATAGCATTGACAGGATTGTTGGCCAACACAGGTCTAGCAGTCAGCACCACGTTGTCTAATGCAGTGGCCAGCTACAACGCAGTACCTGCCATTGATTCTCTTTTAGATACCTTGAGCTTGGCTGGTTCGTATGGCCTAGCCAACGCGACCATTGCTCAGTTAAAAACTCTGGGTGCGTCAAATTGCCCGGCTCTTGGTGCCAGTGTGCCCACTGCCTATGCTAATACCATTACTGGCGTGCAAACTGTGGCTACTATACCTACTGTCACTACCGGTGGGTTTGCTCAATTTGTATTAGACACCGGCAACAAATATCTCGGCAACGGAGACATCAGTAAGTTTGCAGAAGTTTGGTCGGCAGCTACTAGCTATCAATCACAAACAACACAACTGATTTACAGCACAGTCAATGCCAACAAAATGGCAGCCACTTTTACCAACATGAACAACTTGGTCACTGGTGACATCACCAAGGTGACCATGGCAATGCCAGCATTTGCACAAGATCTTAGAGCCATGGGCAATGCGTTGAGTCTTCAACAACTTAATGAGATCGGAACACCTGCTGGTGTTTTGCAACAGATAAGCATTTATGGTAACATAGTACGTGGCACCTTGCCGTCGATCACTTTGGCGCTGTTTGAGCAAGGCATGTCTGAAAATGAAATTGTAAGATTGTGCACACCTAGTCAGTCAAGTTTAGATTTGACTCGCAGTCAGTTTAATAATCTGCAAAGAAAAGCCTACAATGCCATGCTCAAAATAACCGGCGCTGATCTCGCAGAAATTTTAGACATTTTGGATGTTACTACACCCGGGGTCAATACTCTAGCTGATCTACTGAATCCTACTGTGTTGTTTGGCGAAAGTTGGCGGAGTCTATCTGTGCCCACAGACAACGGTCCGCAGTCTATATACAACAGCGACGGCACAGCCAATTCAATTGTCAAAACATTCATTGGATCTATAGACGTTGGTCCCAACAGCAACATCACAGGTTGCGATGAATTGAGCAAGATAGTTCCAGAAGATCAAGCAGTGGCCAGCGTGGCATTGGCGGTCAGTATGAGTCAGATACCAAATATTGCCAACACTGACATTGCAACTCTAGCGAGGGTGTTGTCATGAGCATAGACACACTCAAAGGGTTAAATTTAATTGAAAATTTAGCTGCGCCTGTGCCCACAGCGGTGAATTCCTACATTCGTGCCAATGTAGCCACTGGATCAGGTGACTTTGGTGTCCCTACTGTAACAGACATTATTGGCATTGCCAGCGGTGCGGTAGCTACTAATGCGTTGAATCAAGCTACCAGTGCTCTTAACAGCATAACTTTGCTCAATCTAAAAGCTGTGTATGATAACATGAAGGCCTGTGTGCAAGGCACATTTGGACCAGTGGGCGGACCTATTGTGATACCTTCGGGTCCTGCAGCCGGAACCTATGCTGATGCTGACACTGCTTTTACAACAGGTTTGATTCCAGCTGCCAATGCTGAAATTGTTGCGCTGATAGCAACCTATCCTGTTCAGACCACAGTAATGAATGAAAATTTCAATGCTGTTTGCCAAAGAATCGTATCAGAAGCAAATTTTCAAAACGCTGCTGGCATTAACTACGATGCAGAGGCTGCTGGAAGTCCGTCAGCAGTTTACAGTTTGGTGTCTACCTTGGCTCAAGTGGGCAACTATAACACACCCAGCGGGCAGTATGACTACATGTTGAAAATTGCCAACACTAGCACTCAGGCAGGACAGGCTGTGGTAGGTGCTATTCGTGAAGGTAAGAATCAATCAACACTCAACGAAGCTGGAATTCCAGTGGGAGGATTCAGTGTGTCTAACGACTGGCCTGGATTGCCGAGCAGTACAGGCACACCAATTTTGCAGACCAGTGTATTGCCTCCTCCCAGTGCAGTGTCTGATCTGGGTCAACCCAGTGTGACGTTACCGTTGCCTAAATATCAAACCACATCAAATCCTTTTAGCGTTTCGTACACTGTAGCAGAAGCAAGACAGTTGGTGGAATCGCAACAGCTCAATCCATTGGTGCCGCCAACCTCTACCAGTACATCCTTGTCTGCACCTGCTGTGGTACGAATAGCACAAGTTTATGAGCAACAGGCATCGACTCAACAGCCCGGCAATGTGTCGACTACGTTGATTCAAAATTCTTCGTTCTGGATCAATGCTGTGGTTCAGCCATCAGACGCAAACACTCGAGTCACATTGTCTACTTCAGCAGGCAGTTATGTCACACTTCCTGGCATTGACCTAAACAATGGCAACGGCGTTCAAATTCAAGTACCAGGATGGCTGATTCCCAACTTGGGT